TACTGCTTTGCCACGAACTCGTGGACGACGCTGGCGCAGACCGGCCTGCCGGCCACCGTCGGCACTGACGGTCGGCTGTGCTCCACGCCCGCGTGGATCGACAGCGGGTTCAAGTCCTTCGCCACCGGCACGGCGACCGCAGGCGGCGCGGCGACGCTCACCAACAGCGCGAAAAGCTGGACGACGAACCAGTGGGCGAACTACCAGATCCGCATCACCGCCGGCACGGGCGCGGGGCAGATTCGGACGGTGGCGAGCAACACCGGAACGGTCATCACCGTGTCGAGCAACTGGACGACGCAGCCCGACACGACCTCGCAGTACAGCCTGGAGGGCAACGACGACTTCGTGTACTTCCTCGGCAACAACGCCGTGACGCTGTACCGCTACTCGGTCAGCGGAAATACATGGACGACGCTGACGCCGGGCGTCGCGCGTGGCGGCGCTCCCGGTGCGGGCATGTCGGGACACTGGATTCACAGCGTCTCGGCGGCCGACTGGACGAACGAAAACGCGATCCAAAACGGCCGGTACATCTACTCGTTCCGGGGCGCGGCCGGCGCGCTGCTCGACCGGTACGACATCGCGGCGAACACATGGGCCGCGATCACGTACTCGCCGGCCGTCGAGACGCTCACGACCGGCACGAAATACTCCTACTGCAAGAACCGGCTGTACATCGCCAAGGAGGCGACCGGGCGCTGGTTCGCTTACGACTTCGCGGAAAACGCGATGCAGCCGTGGGGAACGATGACCTACACGCAGGGCGCGGCGGTGCTCGGCGATACGGCGTTCGATCTCACCTACAAGGATGGCACGACCGAGATCGACTACGTGTACGTGCTGCTGAATACGTCGACCGTGCTGCTGCGGCAGATGGTGATCTGATGAGCTACGTCCAGTCGATGATCGCGATGTCGCAGCGCCGGCTCGCGTACCTGTCCGCGCAGCGCTCGGCCGCTGACGCACTCGGAGACGCCGAGCAGGTCGCGCGGCTGGACGAGCAGATTGCCGAAGTCGAGGCGACGATCGCCGCGCTGCAAGCGCTGGGGTAAGCCGTGCTTTTGACGCTCCTCGCGCCGTCTGGCGGCGCGCGGATCTACGCCGTCATCTACGCGTCCGCGCTGTCCGCGCCGAGCGCCGCGCAGATCAAGCTCGGCCAGAACGTCAACGGCGTGGCGGCGGTGTGGGCCGGCTCGATCGCCGCGCCGAGCTCGACGCAGACGGTCGACTGGCCGAGCCTCGCGACCGGGCTGACGGCGGGCACGAGCTACAAGGTCTCGTTCGTCTGGTCGGACGGGACGACGGACTCGAACGTCGACACGTCGGCGGCGTTCACGACGGACGCGGCGGGCGTCACCGGCACGCTGTCCGTCACGCTGTCGGCCGCGACCGTTTCCGCCGACGCGGCCGTCGCGGTCGCGGCGACGGGCAGTGCGACGCTCGCCGCGGCGACCGCAAGCGGCACGGGGTCGGTTGCAGTCGGGGCCACGGCGAGCGTCACGCTGAACGCCGCGACCGCGAGCGGCACGGCAAGCGTGCCCGTCACTGGCACCGCAAGCGTCACGCTCTCGGCCGCGACGGTTTCGGGCAGCGGCACGGTTTCGTCCGGCGTCACCGGCACGCTGTCCGTCACGCTGTCGGCTGCGACGGTCAGTGCGAGCGGCACGGTCGCCGTCGCGGCAACGTCGAGCGCGACGCTTGCGGCGGCCACGGCGTCGGGCGCTGCGTCGGTCCCGGTGACCGGCACGGCGAGCGCGACGCTGTCGGCTGCGACCGTCTCGGGCTCGGGCTCGGTGTCGTCCGGGGTGACCGGCACGATGTCGGTGACGCTGAACGCCGCGACCGCAAGCGGCACGGCGGCGGTGCCGATCTCGGCGGCCGGCGCGGCGACGCTCTCTGCGGCAACCGCAAGCGGCGCGGGTGCCGTAGCGGTCGCCGGCACCGCATCCGCGACGCTCGGCGCCGCGACGGTCTCGGCGGCCGGCTCGGTCGCGGTGCTGGGCACGGTCACGCCGACGCTCGCTGCCGCAACGGTGTCCGCGTCGGGCGCGATCGTCGTGCTCGGCACCGCGTCGGTAACGCTGGGCGCGGCGACGGTATCGGGCGCGGCCGGCATCGGGAACATCGCCACCGGCACGCTGTCGGTGACGCTCGCGGCGGCTACCGCAGCAGGCACGGCGACGGTCTACGCGGGCGCGGGCGTGCGCGGTGGCGTGGGCGAGCAGGCGCAGCAGTCCGCGCGCGTGGCCGCCGTGCAGTCCGCGCAGCGCGTCAACGTGCAACGAGCTTCGAGGGTGAACTGATGGGTATCAAGGTCGTCACGCCGCCGGCCACCGAGCCGGTGACGCTGGCCGAAGCGAAGCTGCACTTGCGCGTCGACACGTCCGACGAGGACGCGCTGATCTCGCGGCTGATCTCGGCCGCGCGCGAGCAGTGCGAGCAGGAGATCGACCGCAGCGTCGCGCCGCAGACGCTGATGCTGCTGCTCGACGCGTTCCCGGCTGGCGCGATCCTGCTGCCGCGCGGGCCGGTCGCTTCGATCACCTCGGTGCAGTACGTGGACGCAGCCGGTGCGCTGCAGACGGTCTCGGGCGCGAACTACACGATCGACGACGCCCAGATCGACGCATGGCTGCTGCCGGCCTACGGCTACGAATGGCCGGCGGCGCGCGACCAGGCCAACGCGGTACGGGTGACGTACCAGTCGGGGTATACCGCGTGTCCCGAGGCGATCCGTCAATGGATTCTGCTCGCCGTCGGGACGATGTACGCGACGCGCGAGGCCGACAGCGACCGTCCGGCGGTGCCGCAGAACTTCGCCGCGCGTCTGCTCGACCGCTATCGGGTGGGCGCGCTGTGATGCAACCCGCCGGCCGGCTTGATCAGCGCGTGACGGTCGAAAACAAGACCGTGGCGCGCAACAGCATCGGCGAGGAGACGGAAACGTGGGCGGCGCTCGCGACCGTCTGGGCGTCCTACCGTCCGGTGCGGGCCGACGAGCGCATCGCGGGTGCACAACTGCAGGCCGAGTTCGACGCCGTGTTCCGCATTCGCTCGCTTCCGGGCGTGACCGCCGAGTCACGCGTTACGTGGCGCGGGCAGCGGTTCGACCTCGTCGGCCAGCCGGTGCTCGTGGCCGGGCGCGAGCGGCTGCTCGACCTGTACTGCACGTCGGGGGTGCGCGATGGCCGGTGACGTGATCCGCATCTCGGGACTGGACGACGCGAAACGCGCGCTCGAAGAACTGCCGCGCAAGCTGCGGTTCGGCGCGCTACGCAAGGCGCTGCGTGCGGCCGGCAACGTGATCAAGCGCGAGGCGCAGGCGAATGCGCCGGTGTTGCAGACCGCGACGAAGCACCGCATCCGCGGGCTGGTCAGGCGTTCGCTCACCGTGCGCAGCTCGCGGCTTGCTCGGCGTCGCGGTGACCTCGGCGTGTACGTGACGGTGCGTCGGCTGACGGGCAAGCAGATCACTGCGGGCAAGGCGGCGGGGTATGCCGTCGGGCGCAACCCGCGCGACCCGTTTTACTTCCGGTTCCTCGAGACCGGCACGCAAAAGATGGCCGCGCGCTCGTTCATCGGCCCGGCGCTGCAGGCCAAAGGCGAAGAAGCAAGCCAGGCGTTCTCGGATGAGCTGCGGCGGGCGATCGTCGCGGCGAACAGCAGGCTATGAGCATTGATTCCGACGTGTTCGCGGTGATGTCCGGCCACGCGCCGCTTACCGCGCTGCTGGGCTCCGGCGCCGCGTTTCGGATGTTCCCGTCCGTGATCGCGCAGGGCGAGCCGATGCCAGCCGGCGCATACGCAATCCGCACCGATACCGCGCAAGTGCTCGACGGCACGGTCGCGGCGTACCAGACGCGGGTCATCGTCGAGTGCTGGGCCGAAGGCATCGCGCAAGCGAAGTCCGTCGCCGATGCCGTAGTCGGCGCGTTCGCGGCGGTCGTGGTGCCGATGCAGAGCCGGGACGGGCGCTTTGACCCGGAGATCGGATTGCACGTCGAGACCGTCGAGTTCGACTGGTGGTCGACCTGATCCGCTGACCTTTTCGTTTCTCGCAACCAGCCCCGCCGCGTGCGGGGCTTTGTTTTTCTAGGAGCTGCAAATGGCAGTCGAAGCAGGCCGGTCCTACCGGCTCGAGGTGGGCACCGCGCTGGCGACGGCGCTGACGGTGACCGCAATCAGCAAGGCGTCCGAAGCGGTGGTCACCGCGTCGAACACGCTTGTGGCGGGCGATTGGGTGCTGTTTGGCTCTGTCGACGGCATGGCGGAATTGTCTTTCATTCTCGCGCGCGTGAAGTCCCCGTCGGGGACGCAGTTCACGCTTGAGGGCATCGACTCGACCAACTGGGGCACCTGGACGGCGGGCACCTGCCAGAAGGTCAACACCTGGTCGACGCTCGCGACGGCGACTTCGGTCGACTTCGGCGCAGGCTCGGTCGACTCGCTCGACGCTACCACGCTGCTTGACGTGACCCGGATCTCGCAGGCCGGGCTGATCGCGCTGCCCGACGTGACCGTGCAGTTGTTTACCGACTACTCGGTCGCGGTGCAGACGACGATCGACACGAACGCCTACGCGGGCACCGTGACGCCGTTCCGCTTCACGAAGGCCTCGGGGCACAAGCGTGCGCTTTCGGGCATTCCGTCGACGATCGGCGAGTCGGTGTCAGTGAACCAGCTCATCACGGGCCAATTCACGATCATCCGGCGCTCGACCCGTGACGTGAAGTACCTGACCTGATGAGCGACGCGATCAAGCGCCGCATTCTCGCGGCGCGCGAGCACGAGGTCACGGCAGGCGGTCGGTCATTCACCATCAGGCGGATGGCCGACCTGCCGCTGCTGCGGCTGCGCCAGAAACACGGCGACGACCGCACGGGATTCGTGATCGAGCTGACGCTCGCATCGGTCGTCGGCTGGACGATGCACGAGGCCGCGCTGTTCCCGGGCGGCAGCGACATGCCGGTTCCGTTCGATGCCGACCTGTTCGCAACGTGGGTCGAGGATCAGCCCGAGACGTTCAACGCGCTGCGCGATGCGGTGGTCGAGATGCAGACGCGGCACCGCGAGCAGCGCGAGGCGTCCGAAAAAAACTAGCCGAGTTCCTCGCGTGGCAGGCAGCGAGGGACGCGGACGAGCCTGCGCCGCAACTGTCGGCGGATGACGCCATCGCGATCGAAGCGTGGAACCTCGCGGGCGGCGGCGAGTGGGCCGCGCTGCCCTACGTCTGCGAGGCGCTCGGCGTCGACGACATGGGCGAACTGGTGATGCGCTGGGCGGTGATTCGCAACGGCTTGAGACGGGACGAATGACGTGGCATTTGCTGCACTCACAATCGACATCAACGCAAAGCTCGCGGGGCTTGAGCAGGGGCTGAAACGCTCCGAGGCGCAGCTTACGAGCTTCGCGTCGCGGGCCGAAGCGGCGGCGGCCAGCGTCGCGGCGGCGTTTGGCGCGATCGTGGGCGGCATCGCGATCGGTGCGGCGGTCGACCGGCTCACGGCAACGGTCGACGCGATGGACGCGCTCAACGACGCGTCGGACCGCACCGGCTCGTCGGTCGAGGAGCTGTCCTCGCTGCTGAACACGCTGGCGCCTTACGGTGCGAGCCTCGACCAGATCACCGACGCGACCGGCAAGCTCGCGCGCGCGATGGCCGGTGCCGACGACGAGACGAAGGGTGCCGGCGCGGCGTTCGCGGCGCTCGGGGTCTCGACTCGCGACGCATCGGGCAACCTGCGCCCGACCGTGGACGTGCTCGACGACGTGGCGCGCGCGCTCGCGCAGTACGAGGACGGGACGAACAAGACCGTGCTCGCGCAGGCGATCTTCGGCAAGACCGGCGCCGCGCTGCTGCCGCTGCTGAAGGACCTGGCGAACGCGCAGCGCGCGTCGGCGTCCGTCACGACCGAGCAGGCCGAGGCGGCGGAGAAGTTCAACGTCGAGCTCGGGAAGCTGAGGGTCTCGATCGAAGCTGTGGCGCAGCAGATCACGGGCTCGGCTCTGTCGTCGATCAATCAGCTCATCACGCAACTGCGGCTCGGGACCGAGGCGGCCGGCGGATTCTGGGCGGCGCTGGGTCGCTATGGGCTGATGTACGGCCCGGACAAGTCGCCTGCGGAGCGCATCGAGGAGATCACGAAGCGGGCCGCCGACGCTCGTCGCCGGTTGGGCGAGGCGGAGAGCCAGGCGGAGCAGGGCTCGACGTTCGGGCGCGGCGCGCGCACCGCGGCCGGCCAGCGCGCGCAGGCGCTGCGCGACGAGATCGCGCAGTACGAGCGCGACATCCGCTACTTCGGATCGCTGGTGGC